CGCTCTTCCGATCTGACAACATTTCCAAAATATTATAAATCTTCGTGCGAGGTGTTATACGGGGTGTGGTATAAAGAGAAAAGAGATGATAAAAATGAACTATACAAAAATGAAAAAATATAAAGAACTTAAAAAGTCATTACTTCAACAACTAGAAGAAAGTAAAAATAATACAACTTATTTTATAGATTTAGTTGAAGCATATATGCAATTATGGATAATATGTCAAAAATTGAATGATGATATAAATGAACGAGGGGTACAAATAATGTATCAAAATGGACAAAATCAATGGGGATATAAAAAAAATGATTCAGTTAATGAGTTAGCAAAAACAAATGCTCAAATGCTTAAAATATTAACTCAATTAAATATAAAAGCTAATATATTAGAAAAGGTTGAGGAAGAGGATGACGAACTATAAATAGCTTTTATATTAATAAGGAGGTGAGCAGGTGAAATATATTAGAGAATATCTAGATATGATAAAAAATGGACCTTTCAGGATGTGTAAAGAGCAAAAACAATTAGCTAAATTCATTGAAAAAATATTTAAAGAAGAAAAAGATAACTTATATGTTGATGAAATAAAAGCTGAAAAGTATTTATCATACGAGAAATATTTTCCATTTAATTTGTTTCCATGGGAAAAGTTTTTAATTGTATTAATGTTATGTGTCTATACAATAGATACTCACCTGCCACGATTTAGCACATTATTTTGTTTGGTAGGTAGAGGAGCAGGTAAGAATGCTTTAATTTCTTATATAGTTTTCTGCTTATCAACTGAAGCAAATAATATACAAAATTATAATATAGATATAGTTGCCAACAGTGAAGAACAAGCAAAAACATCTTTCAACGATATCTATAATATTCTAAATAATACAAAGTATAAAAAAAAATTTAAAAAAAATTTTTATTGGAATAAAGAACAAATAACTAATTTAAAAACGCATAGTGTTATAAAGTATAAAACAAGTAATGCTAAAAGTGCAGATGGTTTAAGACCTGGTGCTGTAGTATTTGATGAAATACATCAATATGAAAGCTATAAACTTATAGATGTACAAAGAACTGGGCTTGGTAAAGTAGATGATCCAAGAGAATTTTATATTACTACTGATGGATTTGTCAGAGATGCCCCTCTAGATGAAATGAAAGCCAAATCAGAATTAATATTAAAAGGTGCTATGGAAGATAACGGATTCTTACCGTTTATTTGTAAATTAGACGATGAAAAAGAAGTTCATGATAAAGAAAATTGGTTTAAAGCTAATCCTTCATTATATTATAGACAAGGATTGTTAAAACAGATTGAAAAAGAATATGCAGATTATAAAATATCACCATATACTAACTTATCATTTATGACTAAAAGAATGAATATACCTAAAACACAAATGGATGCTGAAGTAACTACTTGGGATAATATATTAGCAACGAATCAAGAAATGGAAGATTTAACAGGATGTGATTGCGTAGTAGGTATTGACTATTCTAAGGTATCAGATATGGTAGGAGTTTGCTTATTATTTAGAAAAAACCACAAATATTATGCAATATGTCATGGATGGTTTTGCAAACATAGTTGTGATAAAGATAGAATTAAAGCTCCTTTGGAAGCATGGGAGCAACAAGGACTATTAACCATTATTAATGATATAGAGATTAATCCAGATGATATATGTAAGTGGATAGACGAACAGCTAAATAAATATTATTTCTTAAAACTAGGTTTAGACAACTTTAGGTATGCTTTATTTAATAATTCATTAAAGTCTATTGATATAGATGGAAATGATAAAGAAAGGGTCAAGATGATAAGACCAAGTGACATTATGAAGATTGTACCTGTTATTGATTCACTATTTAATAATCATGATATTATAGTAGGAGATAATCCATTATTTAGATGGTGTTGTAATAATACAAAGCTAATAGATGCAGGAAAAGGGAATTTTGTATACGACAAAATAGAGCCTAGAAGTAGAAAGACAGACATATTCATGGCCTTTGTTCATGCTATGATTGCATCACAAGATGTATTAGAAGATGAAAGTAATGAAGAATTAATTTTCCTTGAACCTTTAAATTTCTAATATAGGAGGTGATAAAATGGGATTAAAAAGTTGGTTAGCAGATTTTCTAGGAAAAGAAAGTAAACCTATAAATGAATTATATTATGAACAAAAAATACCGCAAGTATATTATAAAGAATTAGCAATACAAACAGCTATATCACTTATAGCTAACGCAATTTCTAAATGTGAAATAAAGGTGTTTGAAAAAGGAAAAGAAGTAAAGAATAAAACATACTATGAATTAAATATACAGCCTAATAAGAATGAAAGCAGTTCCCAAATGTGGCATAAAGCTATTGAAAAAATGTTTGATGATGAATGTATAATTGTATCTGTATCAAATGAACTTCATGTTGCCAATAACTATTATGTAGATGAGTATCCAATATTGGGAAATGTTTATAAGGGTATTACAATAGGGGATAAAAATGTATACCAACTAGATAAAACATTTAAATACAATGAAGTATTTAGACTAAAACTAAACGATGTTAATATTAAAAATTTAATTAATGGATTAGCTAATGATTATGAAGATTTACTTGAATTAGCTATTAAAAAATATAAATCTAGTAATCAACAAAAGTATATATTAGAGTTAGATAATATAAAAGCTAATGATACTAATTTTCAAAAAACATATAAAGAAATAGTCCAACAGCAATTAAAAAGCTTTATGGAGAATGATAATGCTGTATATCCTCAATTCAGAGGATATAAATTAAATGATATATCAGGGAATAAAAGTGCAACTTGCACAGACTTTAAAGATATAAGAAAAGATATGTTTGAAGTAGTAGCTCAAGCATTTCAAATACCGTTACCTCTTATGTTTGGAGATGTTGACAATTTAGATACTACTATTAATCAATTTCTTACATTTTGTATAGATCCAATAGCAGATATGATGAGTGAAGAATTAACTAGGAAGATATATGGTAACTTTGAAAGTTGGAATAAGGGAAATTATATTGTAGTTGATACAAGTTCTATTTTGCATATAGATGTACTTGATATAGCAGATAAAGCAGATAAATTAATTGCTTCAGGCATTTGTTCTATAGATGAAGCAAGAAAAATAATAGGATTCAATGCTTTAGATGAAGAGTATTCAACAATACACTTTATGACTAAAAATTATGATACTGCTGAAAATATGCTAAATAGTATTAAAAATAATGAACAATTAGAAGGAAAAGTTTAAAAAGGAGGTGATAACAGTGAATAGAAAATATTTTCAACTGACTAAAAATAATAATGAAGTTGATATACAAATTTATGGCGACATAACATCCTGGGAATGGTATGAAAATAATATATCAAGTTATACATTATCTAAACAGATAGAAGGATTAGAATGTGACAAAATAAATGTGTATATTAATAGTTATGGTGGAGAGGTAGCAGAAGGTTTGGCTATATATAACCAACTTAAAAGACATAAAGCAAAAGTAAAAACTATATGTGATGGATTTGCTTGCAGTGCTGCTTCGGTTGTATTTATGGCTGGAGACGAAAGAATAATGTCTACTGCATCATTGCTTATGATACATAATGCATGGACATATGCTAGTGGGAATTCAAAAGAATTAAGAAAACAAGCTGATGATTTAGATGTTATAACTCAAGCATCAATAAATGCTTATATGCAAGAAGTAAATATTACAGAAGAAGAATTAAAACAAATGCTTGATAACGAAACATGGATAGCACCTCAAGAAGCTTTAGAAAAAGGATTTATAACAACTATAGTAAATGAAAAAGATACAAATGGAGCTAGCCAATCAGTTAAAAAATCATTAATAAAAATGATTAAAGAAGCTCAAGCTAAAATTAAATTATTTGAACCAACTAAACTACAAGAGCCAAAACAGACCAAAGAACCAATAGTTGAATCCATTGCCCTGGATTCTTTTTTAAATTTAATAAGAAAAGGAGAAAAGAAATGAGATTAGGAAATAAAAATAATTATACAGATGCCCTACAAAGAGCATTAACAAATGGGACACAAGAAGAGCAACAACAAGCTTGGAATGATTTTTCAAATGCAATAGTAGAAGAAATAAAAGCAGATGCTCAAATATATGCGCAAACTGGAGATAAAAATATATTAGCACAAAGAGGATATAGACAACTAACTAGTGCAGAAGAAAAATTCTACAATAAATTTATAGAAGCAAGTAAATGCAGAAATATACAACAAGCAGTAACTACACTAACATCTTTAACTAGTAATGATTTAATGCCAGATACAATAATAGAAGATGTTTACAGAGATTTAGTAGAAGAACATCCATTATTATCTAAAGTTAAATTCCAATCAGTAGCGTATGCAACTAAAATTATAATGAATGATCATACTAAACAATCAGCAGTTTGGGGAGAGATAGATGCAGAAATAACTAAAGAAATAACTTCAGCATTTAAGTTATTAGAAATGACACAAAATAAACTAACAGCATATGCAGTAATACCAATGGGATTATTAGATTTAGGTCCAACATTCCTAGATGCTTATATAAGAACAATACTTAAAGAGGCAATAGCAACTGCATTAGAAGAAGCAATAATAAAAGGCGATGGAAAAGGAAAGCCAATTGGATTAATGAAGAAATTAACAGGAGCAGTAGATGGTGTTTATCAAGATAAAACTGCATTATCAGTAACAGATTTTAGTGTTAAATCCATGGGGACTTTAATAGCTAAACTAGCTAAAAATGAAAAAGGACAAAATAGAGCGGTTAGCAAATTAACATTAATTTGTAATGCTAATGATTACTATACTTTAGTAGCACCAGCAGTAAGGGTTCAAAACATGAGTGGTGCCTATATTGATAATTTTGCATTTCCTATGGAAGTTATAATGAGTGAAGCAGTTCCAACTGGTAAAGCAGTTATGGCTATGCTAGATAATTACTTTGTAGGTGTAGGATTTCCTAAAGAAGGTGTAATAGAATTTTCAGATGAATATAAATTTTTAGAAGATCAAAGAACATATAAAATAAAAACTTATGGAGTTGGTAGAGCAATAGATGAAAACAGTGCTTTAGTACTAAATATAAGTGGATTAGAAGAAGCAGTTATACCTGTTAAAGTAAAAGGAACTGTAGCAACTAAGGAACAAGCATAATAATAAAAGAAAGACTAGTCTATGACTGGTCTTTTCTTTTTTTTAGAAAGGAGAAGTCATGGATAAATTATTACAAGAAGTAAAAGATCATCTAAATATAACATGGGATGAAGAAGAAACAAATAGAAAAATAGAACGAATAATTAAAGATGCAATAGCAACACTTAATTGGAAGTTAGGAGCAGAAATAGATTATTCAGAAGAAGAAGGGCAAGAGCATAATCTACTATTAGACTATTGTCTGTATGCTTATAATCAATGCACAAATGAATTTGATAATAATTATTTCAATGAAATAATGCAAATTAGACAAAAATATGAGGTAATTCAGTATGAACAAAGTAAGTAGATATAATGATGGCTTTATAAGAGTTTATGAGGAGATACCTAGAAAAGTTAATTTTGGAGCTAAGGAAAATACTAACTCTAAAGAAAATCTTAAATTTATTGTTAAACTTGCATATGAAGAATGTAGCAAAAGACAGCAGGACCTAGAATTTGCAGAGGCAAGTTCTAGGACTTTAAATTTAAAAGTTAAGACTAGGTTTTATAGTGGATTAAAAAATAATTATAAAGTAGTGATAGAAAATACATTGTATGACATTGTTTATATAGATGAAGATAGAAAAAATAGAGAACTATATTTTTATTTAGAAGAGGTGATGACTATTGAGTAAATTAGTTGGAACACTTGGAAAAATAGAAGAAGCATTAGCAAGTTTTAAGCTACCAGTATGGTATGGAAAGACTTTTTGTAAATCAGATGATAAATGGAATTATTTCGTTTTTAATAAAAAACAATTTAATAGAAGTGGGAAAAGTAAAATAGATTTTAATTATGACTATCAAGTACATATTATAATGGAAAATTATATAGAGGAAGGATTTGAACAAAAGGTCATAAAAAAAATAAAAGAAAATACAAATTTAAAACTTATAGATCAACCAATGCAGTTTAATTACGTTCAAAAAAATAACACAAATTTAGTAGTAGAAATATTAACACTAGAATTCACAAAAACTTTTAAAGGATGTGATATAAATGGCTAGTGTTGAGTTTAGTATTAAGGATGAAGATATAAATAAAATAAATGAAGCAATAACAAATTTTGAAGGCAATGCTGAAAGAGTTATAAATGATTATTTAGGGACACAAGCAAAAGAAAAGTTTATACAATCTATAACTAACTTAATTCCGGTATCACGTGTAAATAAAAGAAGACATGCCAAAAATAGCAACCCACTTGATGGAAAAATTAGAAACAACTTAACATTATGGATTCATACAAAACCAAAGTTTAACTATTTATATTTTCCACAAAATGCAGAAGGAACTTCAAAGGGAAAAATACCAAATGATTTTATGGAAAGAGGTATAGACGCAGAATATGACAATGTTGTAAATGGAATATTAGAAAAATTACAAAATGGATTGGAGGGAATGTAATGACTAAATTAATAACCGTATTTTCTGAGTATGAGATAAAAAATAGTGCAATTAAAATTAATAATGGCACAGAGACAGGATTTAAAAAAGTTGGATGCGTTGGCAAAATAGAAGAAACTCTTGATTGTATAACAGTTACGAAAAAGTGTGAAGGAGTAGTAAAAAAAACAGTTACAAGAGGAGCTGGAACAGGAGAATCTAAGATAACCTTACATATGAACTATAATTTATACATACAAATATTTGGAATGGATGATGAAAATTTATTAGATGGAGTATATGGTTATGGTACTAATAGCAGACATAAAGAGTTTACATATGTAGGTGAAGTTATGGATGAAGATGGAAATATAAAATATAAAGCTTATCCTAAATGTGCAGTTAAAACTGGACCATCTAACACAATAGAAAATGGTGGAGAAGAAGTACAAGAAATAGAAGTTACTTTCTCACTTTATCCAGATGATTATGGATATTGTGAATATGAAGCACCTGCAATAGAATTAGATGATACAACAAAAGGAAAATGGATGACAGAATTTACTCCTGAGTTATTAAGAAAGACAACATCACAATCACCATCACAATCACAAGGTACAGTATAGGAGGATAAAATGAATATAGTATTAGAAAATGGAGAAAAAATAAACCTAACACTAAATTTCGGAAGATTATTACAATTAAAAAAAGAAAATAAGCCTATATATGAAAAGTACAATAAAGTTTTAGCAAACGGGGCAAAAGATGTAATTGAAGATACAATTATAGTTATATATACTGCATATTTATGTGGTATCTTAGAAAAAGACAAAGTATTAAAAGACAATATATTAAGTTTTGAGCAATTTGCAGAAGCACTTCCTCCAAATTTTGTAGAAATAAATAATATATGTCAAGAATTAATAACACCAAAAAAAAAGATGGATTTAGAAAGCCGTTCATAAAGAATACTGGAAAAATAAAAGGATCAAAAATTAAAATACCTAAATTTGTTTTAGAGGACGTAGAAGATTATTATGCTTACTACGTCCTTTGTTTAGGTATATCTGAAGATTTATTTTGGAATGCCGATTATTCATTTTTATTGTCGGTAGTCGAAAATAAATGTGCTTATGAAAATTATATTAATTATATAAAAATAATAGATTTAGAAAGGAGGTAGAATATGGCTAGACAAAATCAAGCAAAAATAGAATTTAAAGCTGTAACATCAGAATTCACTAATGGAATAAGAGGAGTAAATAGTTCATTAAAAACAATGCAAAATGAACTAAAGTTAAATTCAGCACAATTAAAAGGTAATGGAGAAGATGCAAGTTTACTAACACAAAGACAACAAATATTACAGAGACAATATGATGCAACTACACAAAAGATAGAATTAACACAAAGGTCATTAGAGGAAGCAAAAAGATTGCTCGGAGAAAACTCAACAGAATATAGAAATTTAGAGAATTCTTTATTAAGAGCTAGAACAGCTCAACAGAATATTCAAAATGAGTTAAATCAGACATCAAGAAGATTAGAAGATCTAGAAAATTCAGCTAATGATGCTGAACAGGATGTTGAAAGTTTATCTCGTGAATTAGATGATTTAGGAGATTCAGCGAGCAATTCAGAAGGTGGATTTACAACATTAAAAGGAGCAATATCTACATTTGCTGGAAATGTACTAACTAGTGCAGTATCAAAGATTGGGGAATTATCATCGCAACTTTTAGAACTAAATGAAGAAACAAAAGAATTTAGAATGAATATAGCTAAGTTAGATGGTTCTACATCTCAATATGGTTATTCTACTGAATTTACTAATAAGAAAATGAAAGAACTTTATGGATACTTTCAAGATGACCAAGTTGCAGTAAATACAATAAGTAACTTACAAGGTATGGGACTTACAGAAAAGGAGTTAAATAATACTTTAAGTGCTAGTATAGCTGTATGGACTGCATATGGAGATTCTATACCAATTGAAGGATTAACAGAAAGTGTAAATGAAACAGCACAAGTTGGAAAAGTTACTGGTAGTTTAGCGGATGCATTAAACTGGGCAGGTATTTCAGAAGATGACTTTAATAAAAGATTAGAAAAGTGCAATTCAACTAAAGAAAGAGCACAATTAATTACAGATACACTAAATGGTGCATATGGGAAAAGTAAAGAAACATATGATAAAAATACAGAATCTCTAAGAAAAAATAATGAAGCTAATTATGAGTTAATAGATGCACAAGCTAGATTAGGTGAAGCAATAGAACCAGTAGATACAGCAATTACAAATTTAAAAGCAAGTGCTTTAGAAGCTATTGAGCCAGTTATAAAACAAGTTGCAAATGGAATAAATGGACTAATAAAGGCTTTTAATGGATTACCACAAGAAGCTAAAACAACAATAGTAGCTGTTACTGCCATTGCAACTGGGATAGTAGTATTAATTGGAGTTGCAGGAGCTATATCTTCAGCATGGGGTGTTATAACAGGTATATTTAGTGCAGGAATAAGTGTATTTGCAGGAGTTGGAGGAGCAATAGCTGCAATATCAACGCCTATATTAATAGCAGTAGGGGTAATAGGTGCATTAATAGCAATAGGGATAGCATTATACAAAAATTGGGATACTATAAAAGTAAAAGCCACGGAAATATGGAATAATATATCAAATACAGTTTCTAATGCATGGAATGGAATAAAAACAAAAGCTACGGAAATATGGACAGGTATAAAAAATGTAATTGTAAATATTTGGGAGGGTATAAAAACCGTTTTCAGCACGGTGTTAGAAGTAGTAAAAGTATGTATTACAACATACTTTAATTTTTATAAAACAATTATAAATACGGCTTTAAATGTTATAAAAACAGTTGTAACAAGTATTTGGAATGGAATAAAGACAGTATTTACAACAGTATTAAATGGTATAAAAACAATAATTACTATGCAATTTAATGCTTATAAGACTGCTATATCAAATATTATAAATGCAACAAAGGGAGTTATAACAAAAGTATGGAATAGCATAAAGAGTGTTATAAGTACTGTATGTAGTGGCATTACTAATATTGTTTCCAATAAATTTAATAGCATAAAAAATACAATAAGTAATATTATGAATGGAGCAAAAAATATAGTATCTAATGCATTAAATAAGATAAAAGGATTTTTTAATAGTTGCCATTTGAGTTTGCCTAAAATTAAGGTTCCGTCTTTTAGCATAACAGGGAAACTTAGCATAAATCCACCGAGTGTACCTCATATAGGTATTACTTGGAAATATTTGGCTCAAGGTGGTATATTAACAAATCCAACATTATTTGGAATGAGTGGTAATACTGGATTAATTGGGGGAGAAAAAGGGCGTGAAGCAGTTCTTCCATTAGATAATTTTTACAGCTATTTAGATAGTAAATTAAGAGAAATAAATAATACAAAAGAAATAAATTACGACAAAATGACAGATAGTTTTATAGCAGCTTTAGAAAGATTAAATTTACAAGTCAATATGGATGCTAAAAAAGTAGGACAATTAACTTCAAAACATGTAGAAGAAGATATAAATGCCCGAAAAAATCAACTAAATAGATTGAGAGGAATATAAAATGTATTTTGATAAGTATAAAGATGTAACTTATAATGGTATTTTTTTATCTGAAGTATGTGAGATACAAGATATAAAAATACCTTTTTTATCTTCTAGAGAAATTGAAAAATTAGATATAGCAAGTATTGACGGAGAAAGATATAACGGATTTAAAACTAATAGTTATAAAATAGAAATAGAAATATTGATAGATTGTGATACAGAATTTGAATACAATCAAAAAATAAATGAATTAAGAAGTATTTTTGATGTAGAAGGGCTTAAAGAATTTTCATTAGGAAATGGAAAATTTATATTAGCAATGATAGAAGATCAAATTGATGCACCTGAAAAACTTGGATTATATTCATGTGAATTAGTTATAAATTTATATTGTCCTGTTCCTTATTTTTTTTCAAAAGAAACTAAAATGTTTCAAAGTGAAAATGGAATTATAAACATAACGAATAATGGTAATAGACCAGTACCACCATTTATAAGTATTGGATTTAGTAAAGATACATATTTTTGTCAGTTAGAATTAGAATCAACTGGTGAAAAAATATTAATTGGGAAATACCCTATATTAGGTATACCTGTAAAAGCTGCTACTACAGAAGTACTATACGAGGATTGTAAAACAATGACTAATTGGGTACAAAGTAGTGCAACTATAAATCCAGATAGAAGTATAGATGGAACTATGGCTATTACAGATGAAGGAGAAGGGATAAGATTATCAACACTAGGGAATACAACAACAAAATGGAGAGGGGCTTTATATAGAATAAACTTAGAAGAAACATTACAAGAATTTAAAGTAGAAGCATTTTTTACACATAAAAGTACAGGGATAAATGGAGATCCTACAGTAAAAAATACTGATACGCAGACTATTACCTCTGGAAATAAAACAACTTATTATAAAGTTACTGTATCAAGTTTAAATGTTAGAAGTGGACCAAGTACTAAATATAAAAAGTTAGGAGCACTTCAAAAAGGATATAAAATATATAATGGAATAAAATCTAACGGATGGGTAAGTTTTACATACAATGGGAAAACAGGATATTGCAGTGCTAATTATCTTACTTTAGTAGTAGAAGATTCAACAGTAACAACTACTACTAAAAATATGGTAACTAAAATGAATACACCTTTAAGAAGTGGACCTTCTATGACATCACAAATAATTAAGACAGTAGGCACAGGAAAAGTTTTAAGAGTGATTACAAGCAAAGAATATACTGATGTAGATAGTCAAGGTATAACTAGATATTACTATAAGTTAGACAAAGAATTTGATGGAATAATGGGTTATGTATGTAAAGCTAATTTAGTTGAAGCAGGAAACGTTACATTTTCATATGATGAAAAAGAAACAGAAGTTACAGCTGATGACAAAACAGGAACTATAGAATTATATTTATTTTCAACAAATGGAGTAAAAATAGGTAAATTAGAATTATCAGACCAAAGTGAATACTTTGAGTATACATCACCTAAAGTATATGTGGGTGAAAAATGTATACTTGAAGATGATAAAACATTACCAGAACCTAAAAAAGAATATAAAGTAACAGAAAATGATGGTAAAACATCTATTTCTATAAGTAATTACTTATCTGGAGCATGGGGCGATTGGAATGATTTCTTCGGGAAATTATCTATAAAAAGAGAAAAAATAAATAATGAATTTGTTTGGAGTGCTGAGGTAATAAAGATAAATGACGGAAATATTATAAAAACAAAATCAGTTAGCAGCATAAAATCAAATTCTTTTCCAAATGAAGATTTAGGATATATATGCCTATATATAGGTACAATGGCAGATTCTATGGAAAAATGTAGCGATATGTCTATGAAATGGCTTAAAGTAGATAGTATTAATCCTATATCAAATGAAGATGAAAATGATATAACTTATTTTAAAGAAGGTGACATACTAGATGTTGACTTAGAAAATCATTGCGCTTATTTAAATCATGAAAGTTGCGATAATTTAGTTGATATTGGTAGTAGATTTTTTATGTGTAAAAATGGCGAAGAAAAAATAAAAGTAATAAGCAATGATAAAGATGCAGTAGCAAGTGCAGTTATAAGAGAAAAATGGATAGGAGGTATATAAATGATTACGGAATTATATATTCTCGATAGAAATAAAAAAATTGTATGCATACTATCTAATCAAACAGGAGAAAAAGTATTTTATGACTATACATATACTTCATATTTAGAAACAGGAGCAGAAATATTTAATTTTTCAGTTATATTAAATAATGATATTGAAAAGTATATTAAAAATATGAACTATGTACTTTTTAAAAGGAAAGATAAAATAAAGATGTTTCAAATAAAAGAATATAGCGATGATGAAATTATAAATTCTACAGTAAGAACAGTAAAATCAGAGTTTATAGGATTAGAATTATATGAGGATTCGGTAAGAGAAAGCATAATAGAAGGTAATATAAGAAAAGTATTAGAGACTATATTACAAGATACATCTTATGAAATAGGATATATAAGCCCTAAATTAGATGACGTTATAGGGACTATAGAGATAGAAAAACCTACTCCAATTTATAGTGCTATACAACAATGTATACCTATATTTAAAAACATAGAAATAGAATTTGATTTTGAGTTAATTAATAGCATAAATGGAAAATATAGAAAGATAATAAATATATATGCAGATGGAGAACGTGGAAGAAAAACTTATAAAAGATTTGATTATGATTTTAATACATATGGAAGTAGTAGAGATGGAGATGCTATAGAATTTTGTTCAGGATTAATTCCTGTAGGCTCAAATGGAATTGGAATAAAAGAAATTGAATGGTATAAAGCAAATGGATTTCCTTTAGATAAACCTTTAGGACAAGATTTTATAGTTGATCCAGAAGCACATGATATGTTTAGTAATGAAGGAAAATATATTTTAAAACCTTATGAAACTAATGATAGTAATCCCTCTGAATTAATTTGGAATGCTTATTATAAATTACAAGAATTAAAGAAAGAAAAATATACATATGATATACCTATATATCTTACTGAACAAGAATATGACGATATTGAAATAGGCGATACAGTATATATTGTAAATGATAAATTTTATCCTTCTATTCAATTAGAAGCTAGAATAACAGAATTACAATTATCTGACAACAAAGAAAATAACAAAGCTATATTTGCAAATTATAAGGAAGTAAGAAGTAATATAAAAAATTTAGATAGAGACAGTATTATAAACGAAGCTATAAAGAAAATAAATGATATAGGTATAGGCAAATTAACTATAGCAGATATTCTTACTTTAAAAGAATATTTAACTAAATTAGGAATAGAAGAAAAAGAAATTGATGAAATATACAATAAATTAATAAATGAAATTAATCCTGCAATACCACAATTACCAGAAATAGCAGAAGATAGTGAAGATTATACTAAAATATATGTAAATAGTACGGATGGAGGGCTTTGGATTGGTGATGAACGTATAGCGGATATTAGAAAATATAAATGTGCAACAATTACTAGTGAAGAAGGAGATGCATCTACAGATGATGATCCTAATGGAACAATACCTCCAAGTTCGCAAATAAATCAGGAATATTATGAAGCTGTACAACATTATAAAACTTTTAATTTAGGAACAAAGCAAAATACTACAACTGTAAGTAATATATTAAGTAGTAATAATAAATACAAATTAAATATAATTGTTCCTTATTGGGCAGAAAAATTTGGATTAGATAAAAACTTAGTAGTAGCTGTAATAATAGCAGAGAGTGGTGGAAATCCAAGTGCACATGGGAAAAGCTCTGGAAGTGGATATGGAGCTATGATGTGTGAACGTAGTGCATTTTTTGGAATAAAGCAAACAATAAAATTTCTAGATGGGACAACAAAAAGTTTTACTCCATCTTATTCAACTATGCAACCATATGCAGCAGGAAATATTATTTTAAATGGAGTTAGTGTAGATAAGAATATAAGTAACCAAATAATGTTTGGCTGCAATGAAATGAGAATAAATATAGAACAGTTTAGAGGAAATATATTTGCAACTTTGGTAGGATATAATTTTGGACCAGGGGGAGTATATTGGTGCATATGTAAATATATAGCTGAAAAATATAACTATACATTTGTTAATAAGAGAAGTTTATCAGCACAAAGCAATCAAGTTAAAGCAAAATATTATGAAGAACTAGAAAGTGGAAGATGTAATTGGGGAAGTTATAGACAACAATATAAAAATACATGGGGAGCAGGTACGCCTACAAACATAGAATTATATTTACAATGGTATAAATCAGAAAATGGACAATTACCATATTATATTGATTCAAGTGGAAATAAAATGGGATATGGAGTAGGCAAGATAAAAACAGAAGTTAAAAATAATATAGTAACAACAACTAATATAACAAGCAATGTATCTACTGTATCACAAAAAAAAAGTGGTAGTGAGATAAGAGAAATAATTGTAGATACAGCAAAAGCTATATGTCAGCAACATACTGACAAGTTAGCAACATACGACCAAACATATAGAACAGTAAATTTTAGAAAACCTAGAAAACATCCTGGAACATTCTATGGACTAAGCAATCCTATTTGTTATGACTGTTCATCGCTTGTTTCATGTGCATATCTAGAAGCAGGATTAGAAAGTGCTTATTCAGCTAGTTGTTATTATGGAACATTAGTAGCTAATACAACTAAAAAAGATGGATATGTAATGTTTAAAATAACAAAAGAAACAATTGAAAATATGTTACCAGGGGACATAATAATGATGTGTAATAAACAATGTCCAACTACTTTTACAAGAACTCAAGCTATAAAAGTAGGCTTTACTCATCACACACTTATTTATTGTGGAAAAGAAAATGGAACGCATATGGTTGCCCATGCTAGACAGTGGGCTTACTGGCCTAATGCAATTCGTTATATGGCAGTCTATTCAGATATTTATAAGTATGGATTTTGTTTACGTCCATATGATTTAGTAGAAGCTGATAAAATAACAAATAATAATAATAGTGGTGGAAGTGCAGGTTCTGAAGGATTAGATACTGGAAGTAAAAGTGATATTGGAGATTCTATAGTAGAAGAGATGAATGAAGTTACTTTAAAAGGAGTTGTAGGAGCTATACCTAGTGACTATTATAATGATGAAACTTTAATAAAAGTTGTTGAAAAAAATAATAGTTACGATTATTTAGATTATCCTTCTACCGTACCATATATTTATACTCATTTTGGAATAAATGATCTTACTAATAAAGGAGTACAAGAATATAAAGATTTAATATTAGCTTTAAAATCTTCATATATAAATACTCCTATTTTTATTGCAAGTGAACTTAAAGTAAATAGTAGTTATACAGAATATCAAACTGTAAATGATAATATAGACTTATTTAATGCACAAATGCAAAATTTTGCTAATACAGAAGAAAATATTATTTATTTAGATATAAATGAAGGTCTTACTTCTAATGGTATGGTAGATAGTAATTATTCAAGTGGAGGATATAGATTTGACAGTAAAGAAAATTCTCAACGATATTACAATATAGTAAAAAAACATATACTTAAAAAAGCAATAGGTGGCATATATAATCCAAGTACTCCAGAAACTAAGCCACAAGATAAGTCAGAGGATGAAGATAAACCATATGAGAATGTAATTAACAATGTAAGTATAGTAATGTATCACAACAATACTTATAAGTATGATGTAGTTAAAAATATTACATTTTTATTACCAAGTGCAGTAAAAGAAAATTATTGGAGTAAATTGAAATTTCACACTAATAAAAATTCTGAACCTACTAAAGTAACACAAAGTAAAATACTATATTTAGAAGGAACTGATTGTAAAGCAGGGCAATTAATACCAAGTTCCGATACAGAATATAATATAACAGTTATGGCCTCTACTAAAGATGATAAAGTAACAGAAAAATATTATGGAGTAGTATCAGGGCTTGCAAAAGGAGGAAGTTACAAAGATTTTTCAGATTTCGTAGGGAAAAGTGATATTGTAAAACTAGCAAAAACTTATTACGACAATAAAGAAAAATTTAAATATAATGCTCCAACAGCACTTAATTATTCAAATCCACAAGCTAATATAAGTAAATGGAAAGTAGATGGATTATTTAATATAGATGGTTCTACATTTGTAAAATTATTATGTATGGGATTATCTTATGATAAATCTCCTTATGGAAAATCAACGACTAAATTAAAGAAAGATCCTAATTATGCATGGGCATTTACATTTCCAAGAACAGCAGCAGAACAAGCACAATATTGTGTTACACAAGGATGGGTAATGGGAGGAATTGATGTTACAAATTGGAGTAATGTAGAAGCTGGTGATTTGTTATTTTGGGATAGAGACGGACAAGAAAATGGAAGATATATGTCAATTTCACACGTTGCAATGGTATATGGATTTGATGAAGAAGGAGATGCACTTAGTATAGAAGTAACAAATAAAACACCTTGTATTGTAATAAAAAAAATAAAACAAAACACAGATGATAAATTATTATTTGTAGCTAGAATTAGGAAGGAGTAAATATGAGTGATATAGTAGAGAGTAAACAAAACTATGATAAAACTGCTGCATCTTTACAAAACTTAATACAGAAAATATTAGAAGCTGGTGAAATTACACAAGATGATGACAATGAATTAGTAGATTTACTTACTGAATATGATAAGCTATATAATACAATAACAAGTTCTATACAGGAGCAGAAAAATAAAACAATAAGACAAGAAATAGATGAACTAAAAAATAATAAAATAGGTGCAACAGTAGATGATTTATTAAATATTTTAACGGAAAATGGAAGAAAGACTTTTATATATAAAGATGATGATAATAACATTTTAATAGATATGAAAGCTATTCCATCACTCGTTATGTTGGTAAATAAATTTAAAATGATAGCAAGTGATGGGGAAGATGAGTCTAGTATAGTATTAACTCCAGCTTTTATAGAACTATTATCAAACTCTGATATTCTTTTAAAGGCTAAAAATATATCCTTAGAGGGACTTATTACAGGAAACGGATACTTTAAAGTATTAGAAGATGGGAGTATAGAAGCTACAAATGCTAATATAAAAGGTAAAATAGTGGCAGAAGCTGGTGAAATTTCTTCTGAGATGAAAGTAAATGAGCTAAATGTAGAAGGTAATTTATCTGCAGATGTTTTAACAATAAGAAAGCTTAACTGTCAAAATATTTCAAATTTATTAGTAGATGATGTAGAAGTAATAGTATCTGAATATGGTAGTGATTTATCTGTATTTGAAAATGGTGCTATATTTGCTACTTTGCAAGGTGCTATTGAAGCAATACCAAAAAGTCTTAATGGTAATACAGTAACTATAACACTTAATTCTATAACATCAGAAAACATAGTTATTAAAGGATTTAATGGAGGAACTCTTATTATAAAACTTAATAAGAATCTGGAAGGAAACATTAAAGGTACAAATTGTAGTGCTAGCATATACATAAATGGATTTGGTAGTTCTGTTTCTATTTTAAAGTATAATTACAATATTACAGGTAATTTAAACATGAGACAAGGAAGAGGAACAAGTTATAATATAGTAACTACTATTCCACCAAACACAAAAGTATTAGTAACAGATATACAAGATGGATGGGGTTATACTACTTATAATGGATTATTTGGGTACATATCTTTAAATACAGCTTATACTACAGCTATAGAAGAATATGATACTACATCAGACGCAACAGAAGTTAAGCCATCTGAATTGCTTATAGATAATAATAATAAATATAGTATATATTTTGAAAACTGCAACTATGTAGAAGTAAATAAAGTTAATGTATATGGAAAAACAGAAACAAATAATTTTGCAATAGGAAGTATTAAAGCATCTAATGTTAAATTAAAGGATATTAAAGTTACTGGTTCTGAAAATGGAGTGTATGCTTTGGACGGTGGATGTATTATAGAAATAAATACATCTGGTAAAGTTGAAAGTGTAGCACATAAAGCAGATGAAGGGGGAATTATTAAAATAGAAGATGGCTCTATTATTAATGGGTCTATAGAATGTTCTAGCTCTTCTCAAATTATCTATTCTACATCTGGAGCAGTAAAAGACAATACAACTACAGAAGTAGGAAATAATAATAATACTACATCAGCTACTACTACAGTAGTATTAACAAGTAATAGTGCAGATACATATAGAAGCACTGTTTACAACAACTACAAGAGTGATAACACATCAAGACAAGGGAACTATGGATATGGTAATTGCAACGGCTTATGGTTATTCGGAAATCAATTTTCTAAATTAATCGGTAAGACAATAACAAAATTATCCGTAACAGTAAATAGAATATCTGGTGGTATATATGGAAGCGTAACTTCTACATTAAAAATGCATACTCACGCAAGCAGACCATCTAATATGCCTTCTTATATATCTGGTTGGAGTAAAAATTTTACTGCTGCTGTAGGTGATACCGTTACAATAATAATTACAGATAGTGAAGTATTAAATGCTATTAAAGACGGTACATGCAAAGGGTTTGGAATACAGGGAGAATATGATTCTGCACATTATGCAGTATTTAATGGTAATTGCACAATAAATGTAACAACTATAAATTAACTTAATATTAAAGGAGGAAAACATGATATATTCTGATGTTACAATTACAGTAAAAGGGAATACAGCGACTTTAGACAATGATTTATTTTTATATAAAAACGATAAGAATATAACAATAAATATAAGTATAGTTAATTCAATTTGGAATTTTGCAAAAAAATTAGAAAATAACATAATAGAAAAAACAGAAGCAACATTTTTTACTCTTAGATGGATGAAAGGTGATAAAGTAAAAAAAGTATTTGAAGAACAACAAATAAAAAAAGGGAAATGTGAATTTGTTATAACTGAAGAATTAATTGATGAAGATATTGAAATGGGAGATTATGATTTTCAAATAAGTCTTTTAGATGAAGAAAAAAATAGTATATTAAGTATTCCACCAGTAATAGAACAAATACATATAAATAAACATATTTTTGAAGATGAAGATATAAATACAGTAGGAAATGCAAAAGTAGGCATAGCTAAAGTAGGGACTTATGAACAAAGAAGTACAGAAAATAGTGAAGGTTTATACAACAAAAAGACTTGGCAAGATAATGAAGTTATAACTAAAGAAGATCTTAATACAATAGAGGAAGGCATATACAATAATAGTACGCAATGTAAAGAGATTGCGAACAAAATAGATGAAATAAGTAACCCATTCAACATAAATTCATTTACAGTTTCTCCTTCTACAGCTCAAAAGGGTAGTACTATTAATGTTACTGTTAAATGGTCTTACAATAAAGATATCAATAGTCAAACGCTCAACAATGCCACACTAGATGTAACATTAAGAGAAAAAACTTTTTCTAGTGTAAATGCGGATGTAACTTATACATTAAATGCAACATCTACTAATAATATATCTAAAGCCAAGAGCGAAACTGTTAAGTTCTATAATGGAATATATTACGGGAAATCATCTTCTACAACATATGATTCTGCATTAATAAATAGCTTAACTAAAGTATTATCTGATTCTAAAGCTAGAACTATAACAGTCAATGCAGGAACTAGAGAATATATATATTATTGTTTACCAAGTCGATTAGGAACTCCAAATTTTAATGTCGGAGGCTTTGATGGTGGATTTGATAAAGTTGAGACTGTAAGTTTTACAAACTCCGATGGATATACAGAAAATTACGATATATATAAATCTAATAATGCAAATTTAGGAAATACTACAATAGTTATAAAATAATAAAAAAATATTGGAGGACAAAAAAATGAGCGTAGAGGTTATAGATAAATTAAAACAGAAAAATGATGGCACTTTTAAGATAATTGATTTAGATGATGTCGATTATGATGGGACAGGGAAAAGTGCAAAAGAGGCGCTAGATGAAAAATCAACTACTGCAATAGATGACAATTCTACTACAGCGACAGATAAAACATTGAGCGTTAAAAAAATACATGCATTAGTTGAACAATGCGTACAAAAAGAGGAAGGTAAAAAATTAAGTAGCAACGATTACACTACTGCTGAGAAAGAAAAGTTATCAGCAGTAGAAAATTATGATGACAGTGAAATAAAAGCTAGTATACAAACACAAAAAACTAGAATAGATGGTTTCACAAAATTAAAAGAAGGTAGTACAACTGGAGATGCTGAATTAATTGATGCTAGAACAGATGCAAAAGGAGTGGTTCATACTAATGTCGGTGATGCATTAAGAGCAACTGATAAGAAAATAAATGATTTAACACTTGGTACACTTAGTTCTAAAGTTGATACACCCGAACTAAGTACAACTAAATTGAAACACCCACTAAGAGCTTTACTTAACCCTAATACTCTAGAGGTAAATTTTCAAGATTTAAAAGTATATGTTAAGTACCTATATGCCTATTATTTAACTGAATACGGATTTGTAGATTGTCGTAAAAAAGATGGTACTAAATTGGATGATATAGCTATTCCATCAGACGCAATAAACGATAAAATATACAAATTATACATGTTATGGTTTGACCCTAAAGCACGTACTTTGAATTTCACATTGACAACTGATGTTCCAGCTGATGGCGTTAATTTTGGGTTATTCTATCAAGGTCAACCTTATTTAAACAATATTGGAAATGGTATTACTGTAATAGATAAAAATGGAAAATTAGTTCCTACTAAATTAAATGATGTAAAATCTTCAAATATACATCATGTTACGTTTTATAATAACGGTGCTTCAATGGAAATATCTTATGATACAGCAAAATATACTATTACTGCAAAAAGTAAAAAAGATGTGTGGCTTATATTTGAAAATAGTGCCATAAATACTAAGCTAGACAAGACATTCACATACCAGTCTACTTCTGCTAGAATTAGTTATGCATACAAATTATTTGTCAATATGAGAGATGGAACGCCTTATATAACACCTCACGACTATGAATTAACTGATGACGAAATTCAAAAATATGCCTTTGTATGCTTGTTTAGTAAAAATGTATTATTCTCTCCTAGTTTTAGTGCTAATTGTATTCTAATAGACAGTAAAGAGCCAAAGTTAGTTAATGGTTTTGAATCGAATAATAGTATGGCACAAGCTGTATTTTACAGTCAGGGAAATAATACTATGGAATTAAACTATGATACAGTAAAAAATACTATAACCGCTATAAGTAAAAAGAAAAATTGGATTCTTTTTGAAAGTGGTGGAGTATATCCAGATGTAGACAAAACATTTACCTATCAAGCTAGTAACTCAAATGAACTAACTTATGTGTACAAACTATTTGTTCATACAAAAACTGGAACGCCATTAATTACAGTTCATAATTATAAATTAACAAAAGATGAAATACAAAATTACGCTTTTGTGTGTTCATTCGCTAAAAGTGGTTTAATATCACCTAGATTTAGTTCTAGTTGCATATTAATGAATGGTAAAGTTCCTAATATTATTAATAGTTCTAGTAAAAGTAATTATGACTGGACTAATAATAGATTTGTATTACCTAGTGATTTATACTTAGTTAAAAATATACCATATTCAATATCTGCAACCGATTTTAATATGGAACAAATAAAGGATAATGATGATTGTTTATTTGAAATAACACTGCCTACTAAAGTAGTACAATTTGAACAGACTGCTGAAATAATGATTCCTTATTCATATAATCATCCATTTAGAACAAGATTAAGTGGAAAATACAAATATGATAATAGTATTTTGACTCAAGATATAAATTTACATGTTGCTGATCCTTCTAAAATAATTAAAAAAGATATAAAAGTTCTTTGTATTGGCGACAGTATAACTCAATCTAATTACCCTAAACATTTAAAATGGCACTTAGAACAAATGGGTATTAATGCAACTATGTTAGGAACTGTTGTAGACTCACATGAAGGCTATTCTTATGGTATATCACAATACCTAGATGCTGAAAAAGGTGAAGGTAGAGGGGGCTGGAGATTGACTGACTTTACATGTAATACTCCATTAAAGAGTGGAGGATATTATGTAAATAATGATTTCCCTATGATGAATCCTACAACTCACAAATTTGATTTTAGTTACTATATGCAACAACAAAAATTTACTGATGTAGACTTTGTAATAATAAATTTAGGTACTAATGATATAAGTAAATATCATTATGCTGGTAGCACATCTACAAATGCCGCATATGGTACTGTTAGAGGTGTTGAGCTAGATAGCGAATACCTTAATCCTGAAAGTGAGTACTACTTAGGAAAATTATATAAAACATTAATAGATAGTATACATGCATTTAACTCAGATATAAAAATAGCAATAAACCCACCTATGGGAGCTGGAGATAGCACTTTTATAGTAAGTTCTATGAAGTGGGCAGAAGTTTGTCATTATGAGTTTAAAGATACTGCTAATGTATATACACTAGCATCATATGCATCACAAGCTCAACTATCAGCTACTAATATAGAAAGTGTTAGAAAAGACATGGTACAAGTTAATAGTAAAAACAATACGTATAAATTTAATTATACTCCAGGTGATGTTCATTATAATGGTATGGGACAATTAATACACACATTATATCCAGCTAGTTGGATTGTTAATATGTGCTTATAAATTATATAACTTAATAAACAAATTATATAAAGATAAAAAGTTAATTGAGAAATTTGAGGAAGTTAGTTCGCAATTTAAAAAGATTGCGCAATAAAAAGGACTGTAGAAATACAGTCCTTTTATTATAGAAAGGAGAGTTTAACATGCAAATTAACATAAAAACTCCAGAGGGAATTACAATAGAACAAGAAGAAATAGAGGCTTATATAAAACATGTAAGAAAAAATAATCCAAATAGAGAGATAGAATATCTTAATATAACATTAGATAAATTAGGATATGCTGACTTAGAATATAAATTAGCACCAGTTGATTTTGAGAGAATTAGAAGAATAACTGGATATTTAGTGGGAACAACTGATCGTTGGAATAATGGTAAAAAAGCTGAACTTAAAGACAGAATAAAACATTCATGTGGAGAATATTAAAATGGATTATTTTAAGGAAGTGATAACAATGTAAAATTATTATATTTATGTATTTAATATATAAAACTTTTAAAGGACTGTAGAAATACAGTCTTTTTATATAGAAAGGAGAAGAATATGGATACAGAAGTAATAGTTGCGGCGATTGCATTTATTGGAACATTAGTAGGATCTTACTTTGCGAATAGTAAAACAACTGCAGTTATGCAGGAACAAATTAAGAGCATAAAAGAAGAAATAAATACTCTATCAAATAGAGTCGATAAGCATAACAATTTAGTAGAAAGAATGGCAAAAGTAGAAGATTCAGCAAAATCAGCGCATCATAGGATAACAGAACTATCAGAAGGAGGAAAATAAATGTTAGACTTAAATATATTGGGTGATTATATAGTATTGTTAGTTGTAGGAATTTGTGTATGTATAGGCTATGTAATTAAAACAAGTTTCGATTTTATAAATAATAAATATATACCATGTATAATGACTATACTTGGATGTGTTCTAAATATTTGGGTAGCAGGAGATATAAGTCCAGAAATAATTTTAGGCGGTATGTTATCAGGACTTGCATCAACTGGATTACATCAAACTTTTAAAAATTTAATAAGGGGTGAAAAAAATGAGTAAATATTTAGTAGCAATCGATGCAGGACATGGAATGTGTACACCAGGTAAGCGTTCTGTAAAATTGTCTTCAGATCTGTATGTTAATGGAGTCTTAGTTAGAAAAAAAGGTGAAATAATTAAAGAAAATGAATGGAATAGAGCTATATCTGAGTATTTAGCAAAAGCATTAACTAGATGTAGAATTGGCTATATGTATACTGCTGATATGACAGGAAAAACAGATGTACCTCTAGCAACTAGATCATATAGAGCAAATAAAGCAGGTGCAGATATATTAATTTCTAACCACTATAATGCAGCTGGAACAGCAACTGTTTGGCAAACAAAAGTTAAAGGATTACTTGTTTTACGTACTAAAAATTGTTCTTCTAAGTCAATAACATTAGGTAAATTAGCAGTAAAACATTTAGCAGCAGATATCGACTATGAATACAACTACGGTTTGATGAGAGATGTCGATATGAGTGGATTTACATTAGCTATTTTAAGACAAACAAATATGCCTGCAATATTGATTGAATATGGATTTATGGATTATGAAAAAGAAGCAAAACTTATGTTAAATCCATCACATCAAGAGAAATGTGCAGAAGCAGTTTGTAAAGCAATTTGTGAGTATTTTGGTATAAAATATATTTTGCCAAATATTAAAGAAGAAAATAAAACACTATATGTTAAGATAAAAGAAGATATAAATATGCATAGTCGCCCAGACTTTACAAAAGAAAGCACAATAGGTATTGTAACTGCTGGTGGAGTTTATACAGTTATAGAAGAAGTAAAACGTTCTGATACTAATATGTATAGATTAAAATCAGGAGTATATATAACAGCATCTCCTAAATATGTAGAAACATTCAAGAAATAATGAGCCGATATGAGCTAATATGTATAAATATACTAATATAAGTTTATACTTCTAAAAAAGAGGTATACGCATGTTACTTAGATTAGGATATTTTATATTAGGAGCATTATTAGCAACAGCTATAGTACCATTATTATTAGTAGGCTAAGGTTTTATACCTTAGCCTATTATAATTTTGATGCTTTATATTGATAATTAACTTGTCAACCAGGGGATATCATGGAATATATATCAGAAGGAGATAAAAAGGCTAGGGATTAATTTTACTCCCTAGTTTTTTTATATAAATAGCTTGTCCATACATATTGTAAAATTAAAATAGATTAAGAAAATTTACTTTAAATACATTAATTTAAAATATAAAATCTAAAAGAAGGTATAAGAATACATATGTAAAATAAATTTATATTTAAATTATTTATAAAAAATGTATAAAAATTTTTAAACTGGAAATAATATAAGTATAATAAATAAGAATTAAAT